CCAAATGCTTCAAGCCAAGTTGTTGGCATTGCGTCAAGTGCATTTAATCTTTCTTCTTCTGTACCATCTCTTGTTTTAATATCTAAACCAATCATTATGGTGAGTATTGGTTATAATTAATTTCTCTTACCGCTTCATAGCTAGTAATTTGATCCATAGGAATTTTAAAAGTATTTCCATTTTTATCTTTTATTAATTTAAATTCACCATCATAATCTTTAAAATCTATTCTAATATTTTGATTATTAATTCTCATTGGCGTAAATAAACCATTAGCACCTTTAACTCCAAATTTAATTCCTGTATTACCATCCATATACCAATCACCATTTTTTTTAAAAAAATCTATAGATTCTTGTTGAGATAATAATTTTCCACCTTTACCAACTGGATCAATACTAAAATCACTAAAATCAATATCATCATAATAAAGTTTAGTTTTAAATATTTGATTTTTAGCGTCTATAAGACCAGTGTTTACAAGTTTTCCATTAACATCAAAAGGAATATAAAAATTATCATTAGTAGTTTCATAATCCGCTATAAAACCTAATGACAATTTATTTGCAGCATCAGATACATCAGAATATTTACCTTCATAAATACCTCTCATTGCAGCATTTTTAATTGTTGTAACTGTTGTTCCTAATGATTGAGAGTAAGTTGCATAACCATCTGGTTGATTTGCTATAATATCTGCAAGAGGTTTTATATTTTTAGTAATTTTATTTATTAATTCTATTTCAATATTTTGTTCAGGAAATTTTGCTTTAACAATTTTTTTCTCATCATCGTTTAATTCTCCTAACAAAGAAAAATTTTGTAAATCTAAATCATTAGTAGATATAGCAAGAGATATGTGTTTTCCTATTTTTTGATCAATTTGTTTATTAATATATGGCATAGCATCTCCATAAAATGCTTTTAAATCTCTAACAACTTTTTGTTTTTGCTTAACATCTTTTGTTCCTTTAATTAAATCACCAATTTCTTGTATTTTATTATTTGGTAAATATGTTCTATATTCATCTGGTATTTTTTGTTGATCATATTTTGCATCTAATGATTTTTTAAAAACACTAAATTGATTTGGATCTTGCAAAGATTGCAAATAATCTTGATTTATTTTTGGATCTAAATTTATAAAATATTCAGCAGCTCCTTGTTCATTAATTGTTTTTCTTTTTTCATCTAATGCTTTTTGTGCAATATTTTTAATTTTTGTTTGCGTTTGTTCATCTGGATATCTTTGTTGTATTATAGGTAATAATGAATTTAATGTATCAGATTGTTGAGGATATGGAGTATCTTTAATTATTGATTTTATAAAATTAGTATCATTTTCTTCTTGTCTTTTTGCAGAAATTGTTTGAGCATAAGAAATAAATTTATTTCTATCTTCTAAATCAACTAATGAATATAAACTAGGATTTTCCCTTAATCTGTTTAAAAAATTTTCATCAGTTCTTGAATCTTTTTGCATAGCTAAAGTTTCAATAGATTTATAAATATTATCTAATTCAAACTTTTTCTTATTAACGCTAACAGTTGGATCTGGATCTGAAATTTGTGTATTAACTAAATCTGCAGCTTTTTGTTTTGCAAAATCTATATCTATAGCACCAATATTAATTTCTGTAAAAATACCAGACTTTGCATCATTTAAAACTTTATTTTTTTCAAACTCCATTAATAATCTTGATTTTTGTAATGTAGCTAAATTAATAGTTGAAAGAGAAGCATTTCCTTTTTCTAAAAATCTTTTTTTAACAAAATTATTTTCATTAGCTAATTCATTATCAACAATAGATTGAATTGTTTCTTTTCCTTCTTTTAAAAAACTAGAAGATGCTTCGCTAGGAAATGGGTTTTTAGAATGTTTATCAAAAGCATCATATAATTTTGGTAATAATTTATTTTCATAATCTAATGATTTTATCTTAGCCTCTTCTTCTCTTTCTTTAATATAATAATTAGCTACTAACGATTGTGCTTTAGTAAAAACATCATTAGTAACTGGAACTTGAAAAGAAGTTCTAACGCTAGGTACTTCAGCAGTTGGTCTTCCTTGTGCTTCAAATGTAGGTATCTTTGGCATTAGTTTGTTCCTGAAGTTCCAATGCTTGTTCCAGTTGGTTTTAAATAACCACCCATTCCAAGTAAACTTGTTCCTGTTTGCATTATTGTACCCATTTGTGCAGTTCTTGCTGTTTGTCTAGCAACCTGTCCCTGTATCCTAAAAAAATTAGCTTCTTCAAACTTTCTTGCTTGACCAATCTTAGCATTATATTCCATAATATTTCTTTCTTTTTCAGCCTCTTCTGCATTAGCTCTTAATATTCTTAAACCTGTACCAGAAAAATCTGCACCAGTTTTTGCAATCCTAGTTGTAGTTTGTCCCTGTAATTGTTGAAACTTTTGATCAAATCTAGATATATCAAATTCTAATTGTTTTTCAATCTGTGCTGCTTCTTGTTCTGCAATCTGTGCATTACGATTTTGAACTGCTTGATTGTATTTACCTGCAGCACCTTGCTGCTGGTATTGCATAGCACCTAAGCCACCTACAACTAAATATGGTACTGCTGGTGCCATTAGAAAATCCTCGCAAATCTATAATGATCAGAACCATCAAAACCATAGTTCCTCATTAATCCTTCGTTACTTAATCCCATCCATTTAGCAAATCTAATACCAATACCAAAGTCTGCTCTTACAGCAGTTTGTATTCTTTTAAAGTTATGAGCTTTTGCTAATTCTTCAAAATTCTTTTTAATTGCACGAGCAATAACAATAGGGTGATTCCAAATATCATAAGTTGCAAGAACCCAACCTTCTCCAACATTACCCCATATTCTTTTGATACCAGCTGATGCAACAATCTGTCTATTGACTGCACCTGTAAATGCTAATCCATTTTCTTCTAAATTCATACATTCAGTCATATTGTCATTAGCTAAAAAATTTGCATCTAATTGCATAAGTTTATGATTCATTTGAGATTGCATAATTATTTTACCATGATCAGATATGTATGGTATAATTACTAATCTATCTTTATCTTCATTCATAATATTAACCATCATTTGTAATCAATTCTGGGTATAACGATAAAACTGTTAAAGGTAAAGGTTGAGTTTGACGTACATAAATGAAACCATCAGTTTCATAGTTGCCTCTAAACTCTACTTCCTTATCACCTGTAAATACTGGGATAGCTTGATCCATAGGATTAGCAGAAGATCTAAATGGAATTGATTCCATATTATCTAAGTTTGGTCCAACCTCTACACCAATAGATTCATAAAGTCTTACTGTAATATTATATATTCGTTTTGTTTTAGCTTGTGATGTACCATTTTGTGAACCAGCATCTAATCTCATTGTTTGTAATAGTGATGTATATTTTAATCCAACTTTAACTTTAGTAGATGATCTTGCTAAAGTAATAGATCCACCAGATACAGTTCTATCTGGATGTGTTGCACCATTTGCAAGAACAGATACAGTTTGTCCCTCAAGATGATCTAATCCAGAAATTGTAGTAGTTGCAGATCCAGAGTAAGCAAGTTGTGAATCTAAGAAATTAAAGTTTGAATTATCTGTTTGATCAAAATCAAATTGATTAATGTATTCAACATAACGTCTTGTAACACCATTAATGGTACGTTTAACAATAACCCATGATTGATATTCTTTATCATCTGTAGGAATAGTAGCTATGGATTCGCATACTGCAATACCTGTACTAAATGCACCACCAAATATATGTTGATGCCAAGCAACAACTTGTTGTTCTCTTTGATAAGTTAAACAAACTAATTTACCATCTGATCTAACACACCAAATAAGTTGATTTGGTTCTTGTTGATAAGACATAGAGTTAATTCCAGATTCTGAAATATGTTCAGCAAGAATAGTCATGTCAGGTGCAACATAACCATCAACGTCAAAGTTATAAGCTAGTTCTCTAATCTTTCTTTTAGCACGTTGTAAAAATAAAGTTACGTTTCCAACAGGAATTGCATCTATATTTGCACAACCATGATTAGATTGTTTTTTAATAAGAATGTTTGTTGGAGTTACTGGATCATCTGTACCACCACCTGATACTGAAAATTCTCCACCTACTGTACCAACAATTAATGTTCGTGTTGCAGATAAAAATCTAATTGCATTAACTTGGTTAGAAGCGATTGTATAAATGATTGCATCATCATCTGCTACTGTAGTATGATAACCATCATCCATGTTTTCATAATCACCTGATTTAGAAAAGAATAAAGTTTGAGGTTGATGTTCAGTTCCTGCAAATACTAATCTTTGTTCATAGAAAGTTACGCAAGAAGGATAGCCTGTATATTCTGACCATGCACCTAAAGCCCAGTCTGTACTTGCACTAGATGCTGTAAATGTTTTTATTACTGTACCTACAACAACTGTTGTAGAAGTGATTGATGTAATTTTAAAATGTCCATCATCAAAATGAACTAATCTTCCAATATCAGCAGATGTAAAACCATTGCCATCATTAATACCTGTTGTTGATGATGCGGTTACTGTTGTTGTTTGACCAGCTTGTCTGTTTGATGGATTTAATGTTGTAGTTGTAATATTATGATCTAAGAATGGTCCATTAGAAAAATCTACATTTGTAATAGTCCAAGAGGTATGACCAGTTCTTGATAATTTTCTTGGTGGAAAATCAGGATGACAAATGTACATAACGTCAGCTGATTGAGCAAATTTTAAATCTGCTAGATCTGCTGTTTCATAAGTTGTTGTTAATGTGTAAACTCTATTTGCAACACCACCTGATGTATAAGTTGTGTAAGAAGTTGTATTAACATTGTTTCCATCTACATCTTGTAAAGCAAATGTATTAGTTGCAACACTTGCTACCTTAAATCTTTTACCATTAACTTGTGTCATTCCTACAACACCAGAAATAACAACTGTATCTCCATTAGCAAAACCATGTGATGCAGATGTTACAACACCAGGATTAGCTTTTGTAATTGCTGTGATTGTTTTATTAGATTCTAATATTGCACCACTGTCTTTATAAAAACGAATATAAAGATCACCAAATTCTAAAATGTAAGTTTGTGTTGTTGAAAATTCAAAAGGTATTAATCTTGTAAATGCTGATGATGTTTTAACTTCAGCTACAAATGTTGTGCCTGGTCTTCTTGCTGCAGATCCATGAGGATAGACAACCATGTTCTGTAAAGTCTTACAACCAGATGCGTATTTGGCTAGATCATTTCTACCATCTAAACGTGGTGATAATTCTCCACCTGTAAAGTTTGTTAATTGAACAGCAACTCTAGCCATGGTTTTTAAAACCTAGAGTTGATAAACGTATTTGAATCTACTACAGATGCCATACCCATTTCCTGATCTGTGTTATATCCTTCAGTTGAATCTACAAATCTAGCATCTTTTAATTTTTCTTGATACAGTGAATACATTTGAGTAGCTACTGGATTAGATGAAGTTACTGCATAAGCAATATCAGCAGCTAACGCAGCACTTAAAACTTCTCTAAGTAATTGATCGTATTCATTAGGATCTTCAACTCTTGATATATATAATATTTTCATAGAAGTAGAGTGAGATAAAATCTTTCTTCCTTCTACAACGTGATCAGATTCGTAATCTAAAATTTTAATTAATCTTAAACAATCTGATGGTAGTGTAAATTGTTTTGTAAATCCCCAAGCTGGTGTTTCTGTATCAGCTGGTAGTTGAGCTCGTTTTAACAAACAGTTCCAAGGATGATGTCTAAATACTGCATCTCTTACATTTAAATATCTAGCATTGCAAAGTCTTGCATTCTTAGAATCTTCTGTAAGTGTTAAGATTGTAGATGCACCTAATTGATTTAAAGCTCCGTTACAAATTTCTACTACTGATGCCATATTAGTCTTTCTTTACTACAATATTGTATTTTTGCCAAATCTCTTCTTGAGATAATCCTTGTTCATCTTCTTTTTGTTTATTTCTTGAATTAATCTTATTTTGTTTAATAATCTCAACTAATGCGTATCTATAAACATCGCTAGATCCATTCCATTCAAAGTGTAATAGATGTTTAGGTTCTGCATAGATTTCTAATAATCTTGGATCAAAATCACTTAGAGTCATTTTTAATAATGTACTTTCTTCTTAATTGTCTTGGTTTAACTTTAGCAAAGATCTCAGCTTCTGTAAGTTCTAAGTCTTTATCAAAACCATGATGTGCAGTTGATGTATGTTTAAATCTATCAACTAGAACATAGCGATAGATATAATCTTTATTTTGTAAATGTAAAATGGTTTTTATTTCGTTTGTTTTTTTCATTAGACATAGTGGGGATTTTACTCCCCACTATTAATTAGTTATTAACTATTTCTAGTTAACTGTGTACTCTATAATAAAACTTAGATCACCAGCAGTATCACCAGCCGCAGGAAAATTAATTCCTACGAAGTAAGTCGTAGCAGGATCAGACGAAAGTCCAGCATCTTGCCAAACTTTTTGTCCCATTTTATTTATATCTCTAGCTTCAAATGCAACTTCAGTTCCTGTTTTTACAGCACCTCTTAATTCTGTAATCGCAGAAGCGTAAGCGTCAGCATCTACCACAGCTAAAGCTGTAGTATATAAACCAACATCAGCAGTGATTGTAGTAGCAGAATCTAAATCATCATTGAAGATTTTGATTGAACTAATACTAGCATTGCTTGGTATTGGTGCTAACATAACTGTGTCTGAAGCACTTAAATCGCCAGCAGCTAAAGCTATTGTTCCTTGTGCAATTCTTTTTACACCATGCAGTTCTTCTGCAGAGTTTAGCACTTGAGGAACAGCAACAAAGTTAGCTACTAGACTTGTATTTACGTTTGCCATATTTTTATTCTCCTATTGTTAGTATTATTCGTCGCAAGCTATTTCGACAACTTTTTCTTCTTCCATTCTAGTTGCACCAATGCTCATAGCGTAATAAACTTGAGTGCTGTACGATTTGTCAGCTCTCTCGTCAATTCTAGCTAGAACATCTTGACCAACCGCTAATTTAATAGCGTCTGATGTGAATGCGTAACATAGTCTGTCGTCAGTGTTAGTTGCGTCAAATGGTAATCTATTGCTAACAATAAATTTAAAACCTAAGAAAGAGTCTATTTGACCCTGAGCTAGTGCTTTAACTGTATTGAAATCGCTAGATGTGATTTGAGTTGTTCCTAATAGATTGCTAATTTGTCTTGGTCCACAAAGGAAGAATCTAGGTAAACTAGGATCAACGTCTGCTAAGTCCAATATTTTTTTAGCTTCTAAAAGTTTAGTAATGCTCAAACCACCAGCTGCATCGTTACCTTGTGATGAACTATAAGGTTTTTGCCCAGCAGGTAATACAACAGAAGTAGATCCTGTTTCACCTGTAAAGCTAGTACCACCTAAAGCAGCGATTACTACATCATCCATAGCTCTTCCCATAGCAGCAGCCGCAGCTTTTGCATAAGAAGAAGTTGGATCAATTAATAATCTAACTTTGTCTGCATTGTCTATTAGATCAGCCCACTCGTAATCTGCAAGACTTACTCGTCTTCTTGAGTGTGGTGTATCTAATTGTGGAGTATCAGCGTGTCTAGATGTTCTTAATTGAGCAGTTGTTTTACCAACTTGATCAAAGAACGCATTCTTTCCTACTACTGACTCAACATCCACAACTCCTCTTAGTAATGATCCCATTTGCTGAGATAACATTTGTACGTTTGAACTGTACTGCTGTACAAAAGCAGTTGTTATTTGATTTGACATATTGTCATTTCCTTTTGTTAAGTTAAGTTTAAGTTTATTTCAGAAAGTTCCCCACCACCAAGGTAGGCTATCTTGCATTTAACGACTGTTAGTCGGTTGTCTTTCCAACAGGCAAGTAAGGTTCTAATAGAATTGTCTTACAATTTCTAAGAAGATTTAATTAAAAATCTCCCTAGAAATCGCAATATAGTATTTTTGATTTGATTGCAATAGAATTATTGATTTAATAATTCTCTTAATGCTAGCACCTGATTAACTACTTTGTTGTGATTAGGGTGCATTTTATTCCAATAAGCACCTTGCTTATCAGTTGTTAACTCATCAATTTCTTTTTCAATATCTCTACCTTGAAGAATATTTTCGGCTTCTGTACCGATAATTTTATCTTCAGATAAGAGATTAGCAATATTAGCAAATGCTTTAATGATCTTTGGATTATCACCTAATCTAGATCCATCTCTTAATTGAGTATCAAGAAGTTCTGGTTCTAAATAAGTTTGAGCAACATTTGCAGCTTTTCTCAAGTTGTCATCGTATGCTCTTCCCCATTCTGATCTTAAAGCATTAGTAGCTTCAGCTTGTGCAGTTTCCATATTCACTGACATTTCTTTTGCTGAGCCTTCTAATGTTGATTTATAAAACTCTAATATGCCTTGAGCTTGTTTATTATTTAAACCTAGCTTGTGAGCATTTTGTGCGAATCCTTTGATTACTTTTTCATCAACAGGAGCAACATCAGTTTTAAATTCTAGTTTATAATTATCAGGAGTTTCTGGTCTTCCTAATTTATTATACACTTCATTCCACTGTTCATCTGTTGCAGACTTTCCTGGAAGAGGAATCTTATCAGTTCCAATCATAGATACTGCATTGATGTAGCTTTTAGCTAACGCATCTAGTTCAGTAAATTTTTCTATGTTTGGATTTGATCTATACTCTTCAGAGATCGCTTCTTTCCAAGTCTTACCAGAAGATGGTTGAGTTGGTTGTTGTGTTGAGCTTAGTATTGGTTGTGATGTTTCCTGTGTACTTTGTGTTGTTGCACTTGTAACAGGCTGAGTTCCCTCAGTTGTCTGTACTTGTTCTAACATTTTATTTTCCTTTTAGTTTATCATTTAGCAGCATGTTTTTAATAAATAGAAGAACGCTGCGTTGTCCCTCCATATATGCACTCTCATGACTATCCCCTCTAATATTAGTGGTAGCATTATAGTGGCATCTCTTTTCTAAATCTTGCATGACAATCTTGCCATCATCAGATTCAAAAACCATTTTATAATATTCTTTTAATTTATTTACTTGATCTTCCATTCATTTTCCTTTCGTTTGTTATTCTTGTGGGTTTACTAAAGCTCTAGCCTCCTCAGGTAATGCCTTGGCAAGTGGTGCTACAGCTCCACCAGCTTGTGCAATTTGTTGCATTTGTTGCATTTGCATTTGTTGATCTTGTTGTTGTTGTTTCTGTTGTCTAATCGCATTAACTTCTGATTTAGAGTTTAATACTTTAGCAGGAACACCAACGATGTCAGCTAAGTGTGTTACTAGATTATCAATATTGATATGATCAAATACTGGAGATACTTGTGCAAGTGATCCAAATATTTCTATAGCTCTCATAATAGATTGTAGTTCAGAAGATCTTTGTGCTTTAGCAAGTGGTGATACATATTCAATTTGAATATCTACACCTGATAAAAAATCTGGTGCTGGTTTAAATAATTTCTTTCTAAGTAATATTGCAAAAGTTCTATCAATTAATGGTCTTAATAATTCTGATTGTAATCTTCCTAGAACTGGACCAAGCAATCTCATCTTCTCTTCGTTACGTTGTACAACTTCTGTTGCAGTCATTTGTGGACCAGATTGCATCATTAATTGATTTACATAAAACGTATCTCTAATAGCATTTCTTCTTTGCTCTTCCATGTTTAAACCTAATGGATTATTTGCACCAATGTTTAATGGTTCAATTCTATCTCTAGTTCCTGCTCTGTAGAAATTTAAACCACCTGGTACTGTTCTTACTGGTAAAATAAATCCATCGTCAGGAACTAATAAAGGAGGATCAACTTGTTTCTGAGCTGCTTTGATTGTCGTCTTAGACATTTCATTTAACATCTTTACATCTGGCAATGCAGTCATTGCAGGTGATCTTCCATAAATTTCAAATGATGCTTTTAAATAACGTGGTACTACATAAGGGAACTCATTAAATCCTGATTGAGAAATTTCGTGTTTGTTTTCTGGTTCAATATAACAAGATGCGAATGGCATATTCTTGTTATCTTTTTTTCTAGGATCGTAATTTTCTCTTGGATATACAACGTGAAGAATTGTAATTTCTTCATAAGGATCTTTTAATGCAATACCTCTAGTTGTTTTAGAAACATTATTTTCGCCAAATTGCATTATACATGCACGAGCTGTTAATTTAAATTTTCTAAATACTGTATCTACTTTTCCTTTATTGTTTTCTGATATGTAAACTTCACCAATGTGTCTTGTAGAAAATCTAACAATATCTTCTTCATCTTCTTCAATGTACATTGCTGCTGTACCGAAAGTAATTAGATCGTGATATAGTTCAAATATTTCTTGTTGGAAATTAGATCTGTTAAATGCTTCATACATTTTTTCTGTTGAATCTTCTAACCATTCCTTTGCTGCATCTTCATCTACTAAATCTATATTTTTAAATTTTAATGAGAACCAAGGTGTAGATGGGTTAGTAAGCATACCATGTAGAGATGCTGATAATAATTCAACTGCATGGAGTGGTGATGAATCAAATATTAATTCAGATCTTTTATCTCCTTGTGATCTTTTTTTAGTTACATCTGCTTTTCTTGGCATCATGTAATCTGACACTTCTTGCCAATGCGATTCCCAAGTTTGACGTTGTGTTACTAATTTTCCAAATCTCTTTAAGAGATCTTTTACTAAATCTGTTTCAGCCATTTATTATCCTAGCAATGTTGGTGTGCCTAAAGTTGCACCTTCTTGAATGCCTGTAGATCCTGTTAATATAGTTGGAGATCTACCACGTCTTCTTCTTTTAATTCCTGTAGCGTCAGTTGTTGTTGCTTGATCTACTTCTGCAGTAGTTGGTGATATTGCTTTTGTTCCTTGAATTTGTTTTACAGAATCTCCAAAAGTATTAGCACCAGTCATAGCAGTAATTTGTGGTGGACTTGGTTTAGATATTACTCCACCCATATTACATTCCTAATAAACTTTTTTTCTCAGTAGTTGCTTCTTCAACTAATGGAGATGTTAATATTGTACTTGCTCTGCCTTTTCTTCTTCTTTGAATTTCATCTTGCTCAGCTTTTATTTTTGCCTGTTCTTCTTCTGACAACTTAGTAGAAGGCGGTTCAGGTAAAGGTTGCACTGGTGGCAACGCTGGCATTTTTGGCGATAAGAATCCCATATATAAAAAATCCTATATTATTTTGTACTCACTATCTGCTACACTTTGCGGTGCAGATTGTCTAGTATTTATTTCTTGGATTCCAACTGCAAGGTAACGCATAGCATCACAAGCGTGTGAACTCCAATCATGTACAGGCTTAGATCTAAACATTCTGTTTTTATCTATAAACTTCCTATGGTAGTGTCTTAACGCATCTATAAGTTTTTTGCAATGGTCTGTATCAATCCAACATCTAGGTAGTAACATTGTGGTTGCATGGATGCCATCTTCAAATGGAATTTTAGGAACTACTTTAAAATTTACACCTAATTGATAAGCAACCTCACGTCTTGTTTTACCATTACCAAAATCTGTAACTTCAATATCGTGTGGTGCGAAATGATCTTTATAAACGTAATCTTTAGTTTGTAGCATTTGAACATAGTGTGGTAACCCTTGACCACGTTCTTCATAGTAATCTATTATATTAATTGCTCTTCCCATTTGTTGAAAGAATATAACTGCTGAATGATCTGACACGCCTAGATCCCACGCAGTAGATACAGGTAGTGATGGATCATAAGGAACTCTTGTTAGCTGCCTAGCATCTTCTATCTTAGTTATAACATCTCCATAAACAGCACCTTCTATATTCGCAATCCAATCGCATTCAAATTCTTGTAGGTATTTCTTTTCACCCATTACTTTCTTTGCGGCTTCTAATTCTGATTGATCAACTATATTTGTTTGAGATGCTTTAGCTTTATAATGAAACCATTGTTTATCACCTTGTGCGTGTTGGAATAATTCATAGAAGTTATTATTAGTTCCTTGTGGTGTTCCAATAAATACGCACCATCCTTTTCTATCTGATAATGCTGGTCTTATAATTTCTGTAAATAACTTACCTTGTACGTTTGCATACTCATCAATAACGCAACCATCTAAATAGATACCTCGTAATCCATCTGAGTTCTCTGAACCTAATAATGTTATTCTAGCTCCATTAGGAAGATCGCATCGTAATTCTGTTTCATTAAATTTAACTCCAGGTATTAATGATGTGTATTGTTTCATATAATCCCAAGCAATAGATTTAGCTTGTTTGAAGGTGGGTGCTATGTAGGCGTATCTAGGTGCTTTGTTAGTAGAACGTAGTGCTGACATTAGTAGATGATTAATCATACATACTGTTTTGCCAAACCTTCTATGGCAGACTAATACTGACCAGCGATATTTCTTCATATTAAAATGAAGTTCAATTTGTTTTTCTCTTGGGTAGTATGGAATCTTGTATTGTATTGTACCGCTGTTAATTACTGTTTCTGTAATCGTTGTCATTAGTGAATCGCTTTAGATTGTTCATTGCTTATAATTGCATTCTCAATATTTAATAACATCATTAACCAAGAACTAAATATTGCTGAGTGTTCTTTGTTTTGTAATCCTGTGAACTTAACTGTTATTGAATTATCTTTCTCAATATAAACAACTGCTTTTACATTTGCTGTATAAAAGTCATTGTCATCATCATCTTGGTACATTGATCTGTTCATATACTATTAGTAGTATTTTAATATTATATTAAGGTTGGTCAGGCAAAGAAAAAAGGTGGTGGGTTGTTTGTGGATATACCCATTATGAGTTAGCGATTTTGTGTGTGGCGAAGATTCTGTGTGGTGAACTGACTGTGGCTCAAAGTGAGTTCTCTAGTCCCATGTATATATATATACTGATCGGCGGCTCAACTGGCGGTGGTATGGGGTGTATGCAATCTGAAATTGTGCGACTTCCTACATGACTAAATAGTTTACACCAATAACTAATAACTTATCGCTGTAAATTTAATTACAACCAATGCAATATAGTGTTGTATTAATATCACAGTGTTGCATATCCGCTACACATAACACACGTTTTAAATGTAATTGGTTGCATAGATAAATAGGAACTTTATCACATGTTTTATAATGTTTAATGTTTATACTTACTCACACAAGCAATCGTTGTTAATTGCTTTAATGTATTCTTAATGATCTTCTTTAATTCTGTTTATTCAATCTCTAAGTTAATCTGTGAATAGTTTTGTTTATCATTTCTTTTCTTATTAATTCTTTTCTTTTTGTCTTCCTTTTCTTTTAACCGCATAAAACAAAGCTTTAAAAATAAATCTATTTAATTTCAATAGTTTAATAATTTAATTAAAAATAATAGTTTACATTAATATTATTATAGCCTATATGGTTATTATAACAAACAATGAAAGGTAATACAATGAAACTACATCACACTAAATACAAACAAAACTATAAAAACTATATTCTTAATTGCATAGAATTAGATTGCAATGGAAACGTAATAAAAACAGATGAAGATAAAATCAATTATATATTTGATCGTTTTTATTCTGAATATAAATGGAACATTGAAAGAATTGGTAAATATAGATCAATGACTGAATGGTTGTCTGGTTTAGCTTTAGATATTCCATTCTATTATGAAGATATAATTAAGCTAGCTATAGAAATGGGTTCTTTAGATGCTAACGCTAGCGATAAGTTAAAAGAAAAAGTTCAAGAAAATTACTTTGCTTTTATGGCTAATGTAATTCTTAGCTTTGAACCTAAACAATTAAAACAAGTAGCATAATTAACTATTGACAATATGGTTATTAATATACTATCATCAACTAAACAAATAACTTTGAAAGGGTTATACAATGAAAACATTTAAACTAATCTATGAAGAAACAATATTGTATGAAAAAATCATAGATGCTAAAAATATAGAAGATGCACGAGAAGAATTGGCTAGCGAAGTTGCTGACTTATCAACTTGGCAAATTAAATACACTGACAGTCAATACAACGAAGTTATGGAGGTTGTTTAATGTTTAATAGATCAGACTTAAACGCTTTATTAGCAACAGTTATAATTATTCTACTTGGCTACGGAGTAATGCACTTGCTTATATTCCTAGATGAATATTATAAACTGTCAATTTATTAACTAATGAAAGGTAAAAACATGACTGACCACAAATGCGAACTGTGTAAATTAGAAAATAATTTAGATGATGGCTATCTTAATATTGCTGAAATTTGCTACGCTGAAGATAAAGTTGTCGAACATTTTGAAAATCAATATGGCGTTGATCTTCAAAATTTTTGGTGTTTCAAGTGTGCTGATAAAACAATAAGACAACTGGAGGAGATAGCTTAATGATTAAATACCAAGTTGAAGAAGACTTTCTATGTGGTGGATGGGAAAACGTAGAAACAGATGGTGATGGTAACAAAGTTTACTATGAAACCGAACAGTAAGCACAAGACAACATTAATCAATTCGTTAAAGAATGGAATGATGAAGTTGATAATGGTAATAATGAACATGGTGATCATTATAATGTTGATAATTTTAGAGTTGTAAAAATAGAGGTAAAATCATGACATCAATACAACAACTACAAGAGCATATAAAAAGATTAAACGATGAAAAACTATTAAACCAATTTGATCTTTATAATACATACCAAGTAAAAGATATTAAAGAGGTTGTTTATTATCGTTTAGTTGAGTGTGAACTAGAAAACAGAAGACTACTAACACACAAACTAATGGAGGATGATTACGAATATGCAGAATAAAAAAACAATAATATTAAATGGCTTGGATGTTGTGACCAATAGAAAAATGATCAGCATTAAACTTCCTGTATGGAAGAAGTTAATTAGCTGCTCAAGACATGAAAACATAACAATAACTAAGTTAATAGATAAGTTAATCAGTAAATATATTGAGGATAATAATTACGATATAGAAAAAATATTTAATGATAACTTAGAAGTAAAACAAGACGTATTAACTAGCTTAATTGATTATAATTTTAGTACGCAAGATCAAATAGAATATAAATAATTACTGATCAATTATATCTGGCTTGGCTTGGTTTATCTCTTCGTATTTATTATATTGAGCCTCAAGGGTCGGTGAATCTAGCCAAGAAACGACTATGTTATTAACTGTTCCTTTGTTTACCATGTCTTTGCCTTTGCTTCCGTAAATGTCTGTTAATTTTTCTCCTAGCCACATTAAGAACTTGGTTTTCTCACGAAGAAACATAATTGTTTGAGGATCTGGGATATTATCAGTTGATGAATAGATATTAATTAATTTTTCAACGAGTGTCTGAACTCCTATCTTTCTTGCCTCTTCAAATCTTTCTTTTAATTCTTTATTCTCTGGCTTTCTTAACTGACTGTAGAATGACATCAAGCTGATCTGATAAATATTGTTTGGCTTTAATAGCTCTGATACCTGAACTCCTGCGTAGATTTGCTCTATGAATGTATCGGCTAGTGTAGGATTGCTCAATAAGTTTTGGCTTGATTTTTCCGTAATAATATTGCTCGGCTTTGTTTCTGTCATTGTTAAATTGCTTTAGTTTTTGGAGAACTGTTATCCTACTTTCATCATCATATCCAGACTTTTTAAAACCACCCTTACCTGCTCTATCTTTGAAACCGAAGTAGTCTGTATTACCTCCACCATGAAACCTACATTTATAAATGTTATTACTTTGCTTATCAAACTTACCTGTTGGATAGCCTTTTGCAAGGCAAGGTTTGTTACCCCTGTGTTTAGACACACCCATACAAAAGATCTTTCGGCTTGGTCTTCCTCCCATTAAAATTTATTCTTCTTCATCTCCCATGGCTTGATACCATTAGCCTTATTATATTTAACACGAGCAACGTACCTTTCACTTCTCTGCTTACCATTGGATTGAAGAGCTTCTGTTATCTTTTGTTTAGCAATAACTTCAGGCAGTAATTTTTTTTGGCGTAGCTCTTGCTGTTTATAATCCAACACTAACTTCATATACCATTTATAAGTTGGGTTATTTAATAGCTTGTTAGTATCGGCAGGGGATAGACCATTTAGAAACCTATACAATGTACTAATCAATACATCTTTATCGTTCTTATACTTGTTTATTATATCATCTACTCTTTTATCATTATCCATTTTATTATTAGAATTATCTTTATTAAGATATATACTAAAGTTATCTTTCTTAATACCAGTCAGCCTGACTGCACCAATCAGTCCCCCTGACGTATCACTCACGTCACCCTGACTGCTACCTACCATTAAAACAGGGTTAAGTTTATATAAATTAGTAGAAGAAAGACGCTTCTTTTTAAGCAATCCAAGCGACACCATTAACTTAATTCTGCGGTAAATTGTAGCCTTAGATATACCAAGAAGGCTGTGCATAAGAGCAAGACGTGGGTAGCACTCACCTGTCTTCTGATTTGAGTACCTTAAAAGCACAACAAGTATCGCTAGGCAATCGGCTTTATTCCTACCTGCCAAGCCTAAGAATATATCGTTTTTAAATAGACTTACAGGCACTCGTATATGACTTGTGTATTTACCCATATATTATGTGCATTTATGCTGTTCCCTTAGCCAATTCAAATAACCTATATATTCCGCCTCATTTAATTCAACCATAGATCCCTCTGAAATAGGGTCTATTTCTTCTAAAATGGCATTGATTTTTGACACAACAAAGGTTGGGTGAGCCATACCCTCTATGTTATAATAAACTATATAAGCAGGGATGTTTAATTTAGTACCTACATCAGCAGTTATATAAGCAACTTTGTTATATTTCCCTACATCATAGGTTGATTCTATAATAGCAATACCATTTCTGCACTTTGAACAATATTCGTAAGAATCTAAATCAATCATCCTAAAAAAGCTGTTATCCTGAACTTTCCTATGCCATTCATTGTACCAATTAACTCTTGCTTGATTAAAATAAATATCTTTAGCCACTATTTTTTTTCTGTATCTTTATACTCATAATTATACTGACCAACTTCTGTTTCTGTTGTAGTCCACTTAGGTTGATCTTCAACACTCCAAACTTTAGTATTAACTAATCTATTAATTAAAGGTGGCTTACTCCAATCAACACCCATATTACTGTCAAACACCCTAAGGCGATTATTAGGTTGTATGCTAAAATTACCATTATCCATTTCTATAACATGTCCACACTTGTGTTGATCTGGTTTAGAAGCATAACCAAAATCTAATTCATTAAAATCACCCTCAGACCAATCTAATGTGAACATATACTTGCCTAGCTGCGGAGTTTTATCTCGTTGTAAGAACTTTACTTTAGATCCTGCTAACTGATGAAATGTTGTTACTGAAATATTATAACTAAAAGAATCCCATAAACATAAATCTGATAATGGTTGTTCAGGTACACCTTCGTCTTGGCAAAATGCTGAGATAGGTGAACGCCACCATATACCACCATCTTCCATAACAAAATTAAATAGAGGAACTTGTTTAGGAATACTTGTTACTCCAAATACTACACACCAAAAATATTTATCGTGTGAGTCTTGCTGATCTCTTAAATAGTTTCCTCTTACATAGCATTCTATCAATGGTATGTTGGCGTTTAAATACATTATTCTTTTTCCCTTTCTTGTTTTAATTGTAGATTGAGAGCTTGCACTTCTTCGTTAAGCCGATCAATTTCTTTTTTAAGTAAGACAACTTTCTCGTCATACAATTCTATTACATCTTCAATTTGTAGTTCTTGATCAATCATATTAATGTTTAATTAGTTTAATGTTATAGTCTTCAGCAGGATTATAAAATTCAAATCCAAATCTTTCTTCTAATTCTTTTTCAAGATCTTTAGATTCTTCTAGAAGTTTTATTGTTTCAACTTTCATATTATAAAGATTAATATGATCTTCAGGCGATAACATTAGGTAAATATCTTTATCCTTTTTATTCATTTAGTTCTCCAGTTTTTTAATAGATAAAATTACGCCACGAGGAATTACAACACAATCTCCCACATCTAAACTGTCTGAATTAAAACTATATGTTGCAAAAGTTTTTACCCAATCTTTATTCTCTTCATAAAGATAACCTATCGTAGTACACATAGCAGGAACTAAGTCTTTTAAATCTTCCTCAGTATTCCATGCGTTGTCGCAACTGTTTATATCCAGCCAACTTATAATAACTTTATCAAAGTTTATGGGTTTCATACCAGCTTTCATAAAAGTTATTAGGTTGAATTGATCCCTTAGTTCTTTCAGTTATAACTTTCATAAACTTAGGGTGTGGAATACGCTGACAATTTTTCCATCTTAAAATAGTTACTGTTGGATTTGTTCCTGTTAATCCAAATAACTTTGCCAGTTCTTTATTGCTGAGCTTATGATCTTCTTGATACTGCGTTAGTTTGTGTTTCATTTAGTTTTCCTTTTTATTCTATTACCAAAGCAATCAAACATTCTGTGATACCTCTTTAATAATTTATTTAATTGTGATTTATTCTTAGTCATATTTACCTTTCTGTTTTAAACCCTTATAAACCAATGTGGTTTCATGTCAATTATTATTATTGACATAAAGGTTATTTAGAATATTGTAAGTTAAAAAATGAAAGGCTTAAAATGGTTATTGATTTAACAAAGAACAATTCTATAGCAGCACTAAATAATTTTGATCCTGATATTTGTATTAAATATTATCAGGCACTTGGTTTAGACCACAGCTCACCATCACAGGATAACATGAGTGATTCTGATTGGTTGTGTAGATACGTTTTTTTTGATGAACAAACTAGGCGTGCTTTACAAGGTTCATACAGAATGTCAGCTGGCGTAAGCATTGGTAGAGCTTCTCAAAGATTTGTTTCTAAATATATGTATGAAGCAGAGAAAAGAATTCTTAATGAAAAAAAAGATTTAGATACTATCATCAAAGAAGAATTAGATCTTTACGATAAGTATGTTGTTGCAGATGAAGAGGATAGAATACAAAAAGAAGATACAAAAAATTATCTTGCAGATATGATTAAGATTTGTTGTAAAGCATTAGCTGATTTTAAGTTAGGAGATGAAGTAGCAAGCGAAAGATACTGCACTTATAAATTTAAAGAATTAGTTTTAGAAAAATTAGGGAGAATAGATTACGAGCAAATGGATAAGTCAGGCAGTGCTGCTAAACTTATTGAACTTAAGACAAAGCATCGTAGCAAAAGAAAGTCAGATACAAAAGCTGGTTACTCTTGGGTAAAAGGATATTTGCCAAAAAATCCAGACTTAAACCATGTACGCCAGTGTGCTTTTTATTGGTACGCCACAAAAAAAACTCCTCACTTGCTTTATGTTAATCAAGATAGCTACAATGTATTTACTCCTGACACTTGTGAATTGCTTACTCCTGAGTACATGGAATTTTTAATTCAACAAGATTTGATTAAATCTAAAATTCGCCAGAACTTGATCTACATCACAAAAGGAAATGCTCGTGAAATGGCTAAGCTAATTCCGCCGCCAGACTTCTCAAGTTTCATGTGGAAAAACATAGCTGATGAACATGTTAGATTAGCTGCATCACTATGGGACAATGTGTAGAATTATGGATATAAATTTTTATAAAAAAACTCATTATAAGATTATGGAAAGTTATAGGCATGATATTATGATGCGTAAAATTAAAGAGAGAGAAGATAAGTTATTTAGAAAAATGTTTATAAAGATATTATTAATTATTGTTATAGTAATAGTGCTTATAACTTTAATTACTAGATGAAAGTAATTCTAATGATCATAATGATGAATGGCACAGTACATAATCTAGGCTATCAAGTAGAATCTTATGACGCTAGAACTTGCGATAAGTTATTTGACAGTGTAACTTACAAAGGAAAAACAAGTAGTAAGAATAAGGTAGGTACTTTCTATAAGTCAAAGGAAGTATTTGCTCATACTTGTTCAATAGAAAAAACAACTAAAGGAAACAATGAAAGAAAAAATAAAACAAGTTAATGAATTGTGTGCAGCCAATGGTGCATACATAAATCAACATGGTAAGAAAACAGTATCAGCTTGGTCTAAAGTTAAATACTTTAGAGAAGTATTTGGTACTGAGTTTGGGATAAATACTATGATTGTAGAACACTCTGACAGATATGTCATAGTTAAATGTTTAATCATGGGTTACGATCCTGAAAGAATTATAGCAACAGGTTACTCTAAACAGTTTAGAGATAAGCCAGGTTATCTTGAGATAGCTGAAACATTTGCTACTACACGAGCTTTATCATTCTTTGGAATTTGCTTGGAAGATTTGACAAGCAAAGAAGAGTACGAGGATTTAGAGATCCCAGTACAACCAATGAATGGAAAAGATACTACATCAGCCGCTATAAGATATGATGATGGTATAATTTTAGAGCTGACTAAGAAAATTAATTACGCACCGCATACAGCAAAACTAGATTTTCTGTGGCGTGCTAATAAAGATCTTCTTAATCAGATAAAAATAAAAGATCTCGCAACTTACAATTCTATCTTGCAAAGATTTAATAGTAAGCGTGATGAGATCACAACTCAAAATGAGGTATAATGAACGAGCAACCAAAGAATAAGATATATTTAAATCTTGTTCCTAACTTAAATAAAAAGCCAGGCGATAATCAACCAGTATTTGTTGCACCAACATCTCCAAAATCCCCAGAGGGAAAAAATTGGAAGATGAATGTGAACATAAATAATGAATGGTACGATTATGCGGCATTTGACGGAGTTTCGATTGATGGTGAACCAACAGGCGGTTACACTGTGATCTTAACAAAGAAAGAAGCACAAGCAACAGCAGGAGCAAATAAACAACCAGCATTTAAAGCTGGTGGATTTCAAAAGAAAGCGTTTACAAGTAACAAATCTTTTGGTAATCGCAACTACTAATAGTAGGTAATACTATTATTACCTCTATCCCTAGGGTTTTCATCAGGCAGTCATGCCTACCCTTTCATTGTTTCCCTAGGGGTAGAGTAAAAAACAGAAAAGGATATACATGGTAAGCAAGTCAGACTTCATTGATATTGAAGAAAAAATTCAGAAAAGAATTATAGAAGAACGTAATCAAGAGTATGGAGATTACCAAGAGAACTTTGCATTACTTGCAGAGATGTTTTCAATAATACTTTTTAGTAAGATTAAAACAGCATTACAACCAGAAGACGTTGGTCATATAATGATGGCACTTAAACTATATCGCTGCACTAAGAAATACAAAGCAGATAGTTATGATGATCTATCTATTTATTGTAAGATGACTAAGCAGGTTAGGCAAAATAAAAAATCATGAAGGTTGTAAGATTAAAAAAGTGTGAATGTTTTTTTACTTATGTAGAAGAATTTGACACAGCAGAACATGCTATTGATCCTGATAAACGAGGTTTGTTTATTAAAGTTAAGGTTGGAGCAATAAGAGTAAACTCAGTAAGTATAAGACAGAAAGAAGATAAATATGATGAACATAAAGCAGCTAAAGGAACAAATTAAATTAAGATACACTACTAATGTGTATGCAAACTTAACAGATAAAGAACGCAAACTTTATCGTTTAGGTTTTAAGACTGGATATAAATTAGCCAGAGAGTTTTTTAAAAAGCATGTTGTTACTAAACAGAATACAGTTTTTAAAGAAGTTGTTAAGTATGTAACAATCAATGATGTTGTAGTGCCTGAGAATGTAAAAGAAATGTTATCTATTGTTGCCAATCAACTTAGCATAGATGTTAATGAAATACTTACTAAGACTAGAATACAATCAGCTGTGATTGCACGATCCATTTTAATTAATGTTCTTAGAGATAAGTACGCAATGCCATTTACAAAGATAGGCGTGCTACTTGGCAATCGTGATCATACAACTATGATCCATCATGTTAGAATGAAAATGAATAAGGAACATTTCTGGAAACCAGATCATATTATCTGGAACAGATATAAATATGTGATGGATAATGTTAAGTAATTACTTCTTAAATCCTGCTAATAAACTTTTATAAGACTTTTTAGAAATTGTAGATTCAGATTTAGATCTTGATGTACCAGCTTCTTTACGTTTGTTAATATTATAATACAAACCTTTGCGAGCAGTTTTGCCTTCTTTAGTTTTATGATATTTAGATTTATCCATATTACATTGATAACAAGGATTTAAATCCTTTAGCCATCTTTCCTGTTACACCTTTAATAGTTCCTTTATTCTCTGACGCATAGAATACAGCTTTACCTTTTTCTTTACCATATTCTTTTTGCATTTCTGCTAAAATCTTTTTACCTTTTTTATTCAGTGGCATATTAATAAATTAGTTTGTTTGATTTAGAAAGATTAGCAGATGGTGTTAGATATTGCAAGTTCCATTCTACATGCAAACCACAAACAGTCTTACCTTGTAATGGGACAATATGATCAACATGATAACCTTTGGGACAGTTCTTATATATCTCTTTTATCTTATTAAGATTAGCAAACTTAGGTGTAGCTTTTAATTCTGATGCTTTTCTTTTAGCAAAGGCGGCTCTTTTAACATGAGGATTTTTTAAATTATATTTTTTAATTCTATTTTTTATTTTTTCTTTATTAATTAAAGAATATAATTTTACCTTTTTTTTTATTTTATCTATATTATTTATATAATATAATCTTTTTTTTTCTTTGTTTATTTTTTTATTATTTAAATAATAGATTCTACGCTTTTCTTTTATTTTATCTTTATTTTTTAAATTATATAATTTATTTGCTTTATTTTTTTTATCTTTATTTATTAAATTATATTTTTTTTGATATTCTTTAAGATACTCTATATTTTTTAAACGATAATTTTTATGATATTCTTTGTTATATTCTTTGTTTTTTAAACGATAAATTCTTTGATATTCTTTTTTATTCATTGGCATATTTATGTCTGCACTTCTTTGTTTTTAAATAATCTATGTACATCTGCATACGCTTTTCGCTATCTTGATTAGCCACTGGTCTTTCTTTTATATTGTTTTGTCTTGTTGTTTCTGATTGTTCGTAGCACTTTGTATGCTGACAAGTTCTGTCTGCAAAGATAACAAATGAATCTGTATTGATAACTTCTATGTTACAAGATTTACAAAAGCCTACACTTTTCAATATAAACTTTTTCTTAGCCAAGACTAACTCTTTTTATTTTTATTTGCGAAAGCTCTGGCTTCTTCTTTAGATCCAAATCCCCAGGCTTTAAGTGCTAGCTTTAATCTTGTTGGCTTACCAGATTTAGAAAGTAATGATCCCTTCATCCCACCAAACCTTGCAGCAAAAGAAACTCGTCTTGGGTTAGTACCTGTCTTTACAGGAGCTTTAAGATTAGATCCTTCAGTACGATTAAAGTATTTACGACCAGCTTCGTTTAAACCACCGCTAGGATTTTGATACATTTTTTTAACCATTATAATTTCTCTCTAAAAGGGTTGTAGTCATCCTCATTTATCTTAAAGCATTTACACTGTTTTAGTAAAGCACAAAATCCTTTTCTTAACCAAAAAATACATTTGACATTTAACATAAACTATACTCTCCCCTGACCAACATATTCTTTATAAGTTTTATTTTTATTAACACGCTTAGTATGTCTGCCTTTTCTTTTCTTAGGTGGCTTTCTAATATGTTTGTTCTCAAGATTTTTTTTTGCCATTCTTTTTCTTTAGTTTAATCTTAATGTTAGATCCTTGCTGAGCAAGTAAGCTAGGTTTCTTTTTAGAATAAGATTGTCCAAACATTGTAGAGATTTGATCAGACATTATTTTTTAGTGAATGCGTCAATGCTCGGCTTCAACCCATAAATCGCACCGAAGATACCAACGATTAACCATTGATACCAACTAGGGAACTTACCAAAATAATCAAAGAACAAATCTAATTTAGATTTAATATTAATGTCATCACTAATAACTGCATAAGATAAAACAATAATAGGAATACAAACAACGATTAAAACAAATTCATCTTTCCATGATTTGTCTTGTTGATCGTACACATCTCTAGTGTACTCTATTTCACCACGTGCCATGCGTTCATAGTGTCTTTTTTCAGCTTCAGATTCTAATAGTTCTGATTGCTTATGATTCTTATAAATCTCAGCACCAGTTTTAAAAACAGTAGGTAATATATTCCACCACATTATATTTCACACTTCCTAACTAAGTTAGCCAGCTCTTCGCATCTGCTTGGTGTCTGTCTGTACCATGCTGAGTTTAACATTTCTGCAGCAGCTCTTGTGTAATCAAATTCGTTTAAAGCTGCAAACATATTCTTAAATTTAGATACACCAGTCTTTCCTAATTGAAATACCATCTCAATAATAACTCCTTTAACAAGCATAGGTAAAGGCTGTGTTCCAACTAATTCTTCCATACCTTGTTTAGCTTTAATAAAATCTTTATCAAACAATGCTTCAAGTATATCTTTGTCATAGATAATACCTTCTTCAAAATCATCATCTTCAGTAAGTAAATGACCATAACCAATAGTACCTTTGCCAAGTGAATCTAAATATACTTTGGCAGAGAAACCTTCGTGCTTCTTGATGCGTGTTTTAACGTCTTCGTAATTCATTTAATTAATATTTTACCATCTTCATATACATATACAATCTTAACATTCATAGTGGATTGTATTTTAGATGGAGATCTATTGATACGATCATTCTTTTTGTGTGCATATTTAGTAGCTGACTTTCTATATGATACAGTCTTAACATCGTAGTTAGTATATTTTTTTGTCTTAGTATTAAATACAACAAGATCTATTGGACCAACACCACCTAGTGCTGTGAATACAATTAAGTCAGGATCTTTAGCAAAGTGTGCTTGTGCTAATGCTTCTGATACTAAACCCTTGTCTGATTTCTTCATCAGTATTGTAAACCCTTTTAGTTTTTTGTTTATCTAAATTGAAAGAAACTACCAACTGCTGTAACAATACCGCCAAGGAATATAATAAAATAAATAATCCCTTTACCTTTACTCATATCGCTACGAAGATCTTTAACATCACTACGCAATTCATCTATTGTTTTAATAAGTGTTTGCATTCGTTCAGCACAAATCTTTTCATGTGCAGACAAACGAATAGATGTACCAGATGTAGGTTGCTTCTTTCTCTTCATACACAAGGTATAGTGGTTGTGGATAAAAAGTCAATTATAGATTGTTATTATATTGATTGATTAGGTATCTCTATACAATCAAATAGGAAAGCAGGTTTATCTATTTCAAATTGTAATGGTGGGAATATAAGAGCTTGATCTTTTATCAAATCATATCCAGCCATAGAGCATTCTTTGAATGTTTCAAACTTCTTACCTGTGCTTATTGTATCTAGGCAGTTAGTTGTAACCATTGAGCAAACTGTAAATACTAATAAAAAATTCATTAAAGTTATTTACACTAATATGTGGATAAGTAAATAAAGGTGGTATTGCTACCACCTCTATTGTAAGGATTAACTATTCGTTATCCTCATCCTCGTCTATATCATCCTCAAGATCATCATCTTCTAATTCATCATCATAAGAATCATCTTGATTTACTTGGAGTTCCAAGTCATCTAATAAATCTTTTATCTCATAGATAATATCAGATGGGGATTTTTTCTTTTTTGCCATATCAAACTCCTATTAGTTGGTTTGGCATGTGCGAGATAAAGTTAATTGAATAATAAGTAAATAAAATTATTTTTTATAACTTATTGTTTTATAACTATTATTTATTTATTTTTTATATAGTTTTTCTACTGTATCTGCGTAGTTCTTCCAGAATGATTTTGCATCTTCAAAAGCATCCGCATAGAACTTAGTCCAGTAGTTTTTAATATCAGTATAGTTTAACATTATATTCTCCATTGGTTAATGAAGGGTATATAGGTTAAATTATTATATTTTCAATATGGCTTTGATAGATTCAATAGCTTTACTGATTTCATCTTTATAAGCATAACCAATGAAACCTCCAGCTAGTAAACCAATAATAAGTGTAATCATATTATTTCTTGTTTAGTTGTGAAATAAAACTACCATAATATTCTGCACTTCCCAAGTGATTTATAGGTGTAGAAAGATCTGTCCAGATCTCAAAGCCACACTCTTCAGCTAATCTACAGAAATAATAATCTTCAGATAGAAATCTGTTTACTCCATCTTTCTCTTTATATATTCCAACAGGAAAAAAATCATACGCATTGTCTGATCCTTCTATTCCTGTTCTTAGATCTGGTTTGTATTTAAGATTAGGAAACTTATCCATAATAGTATTAAACACCTCACGTTTAATTAACATGAAACCAGTAGCTGATTCTTTTACCCTTGCGAATCCCTGTTTAAATTCTGTGTTAGGATATAGATTAACATTGAACTGCAAAAGATAATCACGCATTGTCTGTTCATCTATATTATTATTTTCTTTGATACGATCTAGTAACTGCTGCCAATAGAAACCTTTGACAGGATAGGTGCATGTAACAACTTCTTTATTAAACTCTATAACTCTTAACAAGTTCTGTAGTGTAAAACCTATATCAGCATCAATAAATAAAAGATGTGTTCCATTAAATTCTTTATTATCTAAGAACTTAGTTACAAACTTATTTCTAGCACGATTGATTAAAGATTCAGTTGGTAGTGTTTCAATCCTAAGATTGTGTCCCATATTATTTAAAGGTTTGATGCAATTAAATAATGAATGGAATGTCATGTTACTGATGTTGCCACCATAGCATGGGATTGCAATGAGTATGTTCATAGTGTTTGAACAATCCCATTAATAAATTTACTTTGTAAATTTAAGCAAGGAATAGCAATTAATATATTCATAACCCTTTTAGGATTATTTATATTATGGTTTAGTTGGGAATACTACTGAATTAACTTGTTCAACTGTTGATAAACCTTCAGTCAAATCTCTAAGTGATTGTCTGTAAGAAGACATAGCAGCAGATAAAGTATTATCAGATAAAGCAAGGTAATCTGTAGAAGCTAATAATGAATTACGTTTAGCTCTTAATGAAGCTAAAGATCTATCAAATGCTCCTGCATTCCAAGCAGTTTCGTCTGCCTGACGTTGAGCTATTTCCTCAGCACTAAGGGGAATTTGTATTCCATCTACTAATTTATGCTCCATAATAATCTCCTTTTATATATTGGTTCTTTACTGAATGCAATGAAGTAAAGCTCATCATATTATCTCCTATTTATTATTGTTAATTGAATTAGTCAAGTTATACGATTCCTGCGAAACAATAGTGTAGCTTGTGTTGTTTAAAATATCTATCATTTTAAACAATACCATACATTAAAATTGTTCCATCATCTATGTTTCCACTAGACATCTTAAATTGTACTGCATTAACAGCCGAAGTTGTATTTCCATATCCTGCTGAAAAGGAATCAACTATAAAATTACTAGCATACATTCCATTTGCTCTTGATATAAAATGCTTAACATAAGTAGTAGATGCTGGATTAAAAATTTGTAAGCACCCATTTGAATTGCTGTCGTTATCATTACCAATACCATCAGTAATTCTTTGAAAAGCCGTTGATTGTGCCAAGTCATCATCAGTGTCATAACCTACTGCTGCACTTGAATCACCTTCATTGTGTTCAGCTTGAAAAAATGTAGATGTTTTTGTTACGTTATAATTTGAACCTGAGTCTGTACTCATATTAAAAGTAAAAAAAGTATTATTAGTTGCTGGGTGTATATTAATAAACCAAAACTGATACTCTTTATAAGTAGAATCAATACCAGTAGTAAAAGAAATAGAAGCTGAGTTACTTGCTGTCTGCGAACTTATTAATTTCATACCACCAGTAGCAATCGCCGCATTGTAAGCAGTTACATTGGCAATAGAATTGTTATTCAATGAAGCTGGTAATAAAACACCACTTGTAGTTATGTTGTTTGCGAATGATCTTGTTATTGTTCCCATAAATAAACTCCTAGTTTATGAATTTCTATATTGTAGTGCAACGGAAATATAGCCATGTTATGATTTTTTCACTCCGTATAATTTAATAACACCATCAAAGTTACCAGAACTCATTTTAAACTGACAAGCATTTACTGCACTAGTTGTATTACCATAACCTGCAATATAACAAGGAATAGAATAAACTAAACCACCTGATGTACCGAAGTATTGTGTATTTGCTATGAAGTGTTTAACATAGGTAGTTGAAGATGGATTAAAAAGTTTTAATTCTCCACTTAAATTTCCATCAGAATCACTATTATCCATAATACTATCGCTACCAGCTAATGATAATACTTGAAATGCAGTAGATTGTGCCAAATCATCAGTATCAACATAAGCAATACCAGCACTAGAACCACTTTCATCATGATATGCTTCAAATGCAGTTGTGGTTTTTGTTACATTATAGTTAGAACCAGAATCTGTTGATAGATTAAAAGTAAAATCTACATTGTTATTTCTAGGTGCAATATTAATAAACTTAAACTCATACATATCATAAGTAGAATCCAATCCTGTTGTAAAAGAAATAGTAGCACTATTGGAAGCTGTCTGTGTTGATAATAATGTTAATGTTCCAGCACTAGCATTAGCAAAAGAAGTTACAGCACTTACTGAAGAATTTGTAATTCCAGCAGGAAGTATAACTCCACCAGTTGTAATGTTGTTTGATAAACCTCTTGTGATACTACCCATTATTTAATTCCTACGCAGTTTGTGTTAAGTGAAATGTTTATCATTTTACTTAATACCATATAAATAAATTTTACCATCTGCAATATTGCCAGATGACATTTGAAATCTAATAGCATTAACAGCACTAGTTGTGTTACCATATCCTGCATTATAAGTGTCATAACTAGCATTGTCAGATTGATATTTATTAACTCTACTAATGAAATGTTTTACATAAGTTGTAGAACTTGGATTATATAAATCTAAAAAACCAGAAACAGATTCGTCAGCACCATTACCAATATTATCTGCAATAATTTGAAATGCTGTACTTTGTGCTAAATCATAATCAGTTTTATATTCTAAAGTAGTTGCCACATCAGATTCATAATGAGCCGCTACAAAATGTGTTGTAGTTTTAGTTACGTTATAATTACTTCCACTATCTGTACTCATATTAAAAGTAAAATTAACTGTATCAGTTGCTGGTCTAATATTAACAAACACAAACTTATATGCTTTGTAAGTTGAATCTAAGCCAGTTGTAAAAGATAAACTTGCTGATGCCGAAGCAGTTTGAGAAGATATAAATGTAATTCCATCTTCAGCATTTGGCAATACAGTTATTCCAGTTACAGAAGAATTAGTTATAGCACCAGAAGTAAATACTCCACTTGTTGTAATATTGTTTGCTGCGGCTCTAGCGATTGCTCCCATAATTATGATAACCTACAAGTTAGTTTCATTAGCTTAATCTCAAATATCTTACAGTAATTTCTGCTAGATTTGCTGGTGCAGTAGCAAATGTTAAAGTTGTACCTGATATTGTATAGTCATCAGTTGGAACTAATGTTAATCCATTAACCACCACTAGAATATCTGCAACTGCTCTACCAGAATCTATTGTGATTGTAGTAGCTGAACCATTACCTGTAAAGTTAGCTGAAGTATAAGCACCACCAAGTGGTAAATATCTATAAGTTATTTCAGCAGAAGTAGCAGGTGCAGTTACGAAAGTTAATGTAGTTCCTGAAATTGTATAATCTGTTGTAGGTGTTAATTGAAATCCATTTACAAATACCAATACATCTTCAACTGTTCTACCAGATGAAATTGTAAATGCTGTTGTAGATCCATTGCCTGTGGCAGTACCTGACGAATAAGTTAATGTTGTAGATCCAAAAGATAATACTCCTGATCCATTTGTTCTTAAAAATTGTCCATTAGTTCCATCAGTGTCAGGATAAGATATTCCATCTAATACAACTTTACCTGTACCATTTGGTGTAATGCTAATGTTACCATTAGAAGTAGATACTATTGAAAAAGTATTAATGTCTAAATTACCACCAAGTTGTGGAGTTGTATCTTGTACTAAATCTGTAATACCACCTGAAGTTACAGCTATCCAAACAGAACCTGTATAGTATTTTAAATTACCAGAAGTTGTATTATAATATAAATCTCCTGCAGTTAAAGCAGCACCATCATTATCTAAAGTTGGATCAGTTGCTTTAGCACCTAAGTAAACATCATCAAAATTATCAGCCGCTGTTAAAGCAGCATCTCTTGCAGCGTTAGCCGCATTAGCTGCATTACTAGCAGTGTTAGCAAAGTTACTAGCATTGTTAGCAAAATTACTTGAATTGCTAGAATATCCTAAAGCTAAAGTTGCATTAGCTGATGCAAAACCTGCTTGTGTTGTAGCAGTTGCTGCATTTGATGAAGCAAAGCCAGCTTGTGTAGTTGCAGTAG